GACAGGGAGGAAAAATGAAAGTGGAAATGGAAAACAAAATGCAACTTGCTCCCCAACCCAATGTCATTAAACAATTCATAACACAGATTACACAGAATTGGAATGATGTTGGACAGCCGTTGATTGAGATCAGATCAATCAGCCTGACAGGATCAACACACCCTGCACGGTTTGAGTTAGACAAAATAGACGAGGCAGTCAAACACGCAGAGGCCATGAACAAGGCCAAGCAGAATATCTACATGTGCATCAACCCTGTTGATCCCATCCGAATAATCCCTGCAGGAAAAGGCGCGACAGATGATGACATCCTCGCAGCATTCTATTGCTTTGCAGATGCAGACACAGAAGGCGCAATGGAAAACATCCTGTCATTCGCAGGGCCAAAGTTTACAATGTCAGTCAAGACAGGCAGCACACCATTCGCACGAGGCCACGCATATTGGCAGCTAGAAGAGCCATGCATGAACCTAAAGGCATGGCGCGACGTGCAGAAGGCAATCGCAGCAAGCCTCAAGACAGACCCAGCAGTCGTCAATCCAAGCCGTATCATGCGCGTGGCAGGTACAGTCTCTTGGCCAAACCAAAAGAAGCAAGCCAAAGGCTACGTTCCAGAGCTTGTCACAATGCGCACAGAGTTCTCAACAGATCGTGATCCGCAGCCAATGGAACGCCTGATGCGAGCCTTTCCAATCACGCAGCCAAGCCAAGCTAGCAGCCTGGATATTGATCTAGGCCAACAAGCAATGGACAGGCAGCTTGCCACGCAGAACGTGCTAGCGGGGGCTGATTGGCATGTGAATATGGTCAGACTTGTTGGATCATACGTCACGAAAGGACTATCAGACGAAGAGATCCACGCCATAACAGACAGCTTCACACTAACAGGATACACAGTTGAAGAAACACGAGCCGAGGTGCAGAAGGCAATCGATGGTGCGCGGAATAAAGGGTGGACACCACCGCCTGATCCCGTGGCAGAGCGTATGCAGCAGCAGAACCAGACGCTAAACGTGTCCGTAGAGCCAACACAGCCGTCCACTGAGGACGGAAAGGATGCTGATTGGCCTACACCCTACGAAATGTTTGATGCGCTCACGCTGCCGCGCAGAGAGTGGGTGTATGGATTTGACTACATCAGGAAGTATATCAGCGTGACAGCATCGGCAGGTGGCATTGGTAAATCCTCATTGATCAATGTGGAAATGATGGCAATCGCAACAGGCAAGCCGTTGCTCGGCGTGGCAGTCAAGCAGCAAGCAAACGTGTGGATCATAAACCTAGAAGATCCGATTGTTGAAATGCAAATGCGGACATTAGCTGTCATGCAGCACTACAACATCAAGCCAGAAGAGATTAAAGGCAAGCTATTCATGGACGGTGAGGACACCATGCAGATCACGCTTGCAGCCGAAAGCAGGGAGGGTCTGATCACAAACGATGCGCTGCTCGACTTCATGATCCGCAAGGTAAAAGAAAATAACATCGGCGTGATCTGCCTAGATCCATTCGTGTCAGCGCATTTAGTAAACGAAAACAACAACGGCAGCATTCAAGCCGTCGTTGCCATGCTGCGCAAATTAGCACGAGACACGAACAGTTCAGTGCAGCTTGTGCATCACATCAGGAAAGGCAACGGGGACGATGCAACGATTGACAGTGTGCGCGGTGCTGGCAGTCTAATTGGAGCAGCACGGGCAGCCAGAGTAATCAACAGAATAACACCAGATGATGCAATGGCATTAGGTGTAGACGAACACGAAGCGCTTGGCATATTCAGAGTTGATGATGGTAAGGCAAACCTAGCACCGCCATCTGACAAGGCAGTTTATCGGCGCATGGTCTCAGTTGAGATTGCAAACGGGGAACACATCGGGGTTGCCACGGAGTTTAAGCTGCCCGATCTGTTTGATGGTGTCACAACGAAAGACCTGTACGATGTGCAACGCACAGTCGCGGAAGCCGAAAAGAATGACAATGCGTATAGAGCAAGCGTTCAGGCAAAGAATTGGATCGGCACAGCAATCGCAGCGCAGCTTGATCTTGACCTAGAAAAGCCGAGCGATAAGGCAAAGGCCAAGCAGATTGCAAAGGTTTGGTTGCAAAACAAAAGCCTCAAGATTGAAGAGATACCAGACAAACGCGCGGGAAGAGATGTGCCGTGCGTGGTTGTCGGGGAGTGGGTGAATTGGGAAGAAGTATGATGAACCATTATAAATTACCAGAAGGCAACGTCTTAATCAGTTTCTCAGGCGGCAGAACGTCAGGCTACATGTTGCACCAAATCTTAGAGGCAAACAATGGACTGCCAGACAGAGCAAAAGTTACATTTGCCAACACAGGCAGGGAAATGCCAGAAACCCTAGACTTTGTACAGGAATGCTCGGACAGATGGAACGTGCTGATCACTTGGCTAGAATACCGAAAGCAAAAACCAAAGTTTGAAGTTGTAAGCCATAACTCTGCCTCAAGGAATGGTGAGCCGTTTGAGCAAGTCATAGCAACCAAGTCAAAGTATCTGCCAAACCAAGCGCAAAGATATTGCACACAAGAGATGAAAGTCCTGACAATCAAGCGTTACCTCGTAAGTCAAGCATGGACACAATGGACAAACACAGTTGGCATCCGAGCAGACGAAGCGCACAGGGTTAAGCCGTCAAAGGATAAACGCTGGGCAAATTGGTTCCCTCTCAACGATGCGCGGGTATCTGTGCATGATGTGAATAAGTTCTGGCAGTCGCAGCAGTTTGATCTGCGCGTGATGAAAGGCGGTGGGAACTGTGATGGTTGCTTTCTAAAGTCAGAGGCGACGCTGGCAGCTATGTGGCGTGAGCATCCAGACAGAATGCAATGGTGGGCTGATCAAGAAGATGTGGCAAATGGAACATTTCACAAGAATAGAAACTACAAACAGCTTGGCAGTTTTGTCAGCCGCCAAGGTGATTGGATTTTTGATGACGAAGCGTTCTTGTGCCAAAAGGACGATGGCGAATGTACGGGATGATTTTAGTGGTTGTCGGGGAGTGGATCAACTGGGACGAGGTATGATTTTCCTACGTTGACCAACTTTTTGCCTACGTTGACTTAGGCTTTTTGGGCGCAGAATGCATAGCAGTACACGCAAGGGTTGCAAGGATATTGCAGCCCTTTTGCGTGGCAGACACAATGCGCCACCTTTTGCGCTAGCATTATTTTTGCAAACTTGCTAGCACTATTTTTCAAATATCATTAATAAAATATAATTGAGCATAAAAAAATTGCTAGCAAGTGTATTGACATGTTGCTAGCAATATATTAGATAGGGTGTAGAACAACACAAATGAGGTAACACAATGTTGAACGATTTTACACTGACCGAATACTGCAACGACATTGCCCAGGATATTTGCAAGGACGCGGTAGACATTAACCAAGCTATGGACTGGGCTTGCGAAAGCGCAGACAATAGCGAATACGTCATTTATTATGCAAAGGCGCATGAGTTGTGCCGCAACTGCAATACTGTAATGGGTGAGGAATTTGTCGCCGATTGCTATGCAAGTGTTCCGATGACCTATAACGAGATGGCTTGTCGGATTGCATACGGGGAAATTGAAAGTCGCATTCGCCACGCAATTTATGAAATCTTTGAAGCATTAGAAGAGGAGGCAGCGTAATGACACATCAAGACAAACAAGCATTCAGCTTTTTCTTTAACACGCTTGGAATTATGGCTTTCTTTCTGCTCGTATTCAACGCGCCAGTGCTAATACAGACAGAGTTTTTCCAAGATCAATGCGGATGGGGTTTCGTAAACCAAACATTCGGCGGTTACTACTTTGAAGGGGAGTGCAATTAATGACATATTCTGACATTATCTGGTCAATGATTGAAGGCAAAGCACGGGAATTTTATAACGCGCCTGACACAAGCAGACAATTAATCCGCGACACTATGATTGAGCTGGACATTCTTTGTGAAGCTTATGCAGCCATAGAGCACAAAGGAGACCTAATCCCAGAGTTTCGCGCAATGTATCGCAATCAAGCCCTAAATTATGCAGCGCAAATGCAGGAGCAAGTAGCATGAGACTTCCCGCACAATTACCAAATGAATTTCAACGTTGGGCAACTGAGCAATTAGAGCGCAACGGCTATGAAGTCGCGCTCGTTGGCAACTGGATCAGAGTAAATGACGAATTAGATTTGATGTCATATTCAGGCGTGGCAAGTTATATCGATGAACGCAAAGTTTAACGCTTTCCACACTTCCACACCTTGTTTTGAAAAAGTGTGGAAAAGGTGTGGAGGTGTGGAAAAGAAAGCCACAAAAACTACCACCACACCACCTGCATATGTATATGCAAGGTGTGGTGGTAAGTGTGGATCAAGTGTAAAGTGTGGGGAATAAGGTGTGGAGGATTTGGCGTTGAAGAAACAAATACGGCAAAAGAAAGCTGATCGGATATTACATCAGCATGCATCGGCCGATCAGATTAAATGTGATTACGCAATCGCGCCTGTTGATCGGAAGGCGCTTGAGATGGATCGCAAGTGGGGCATCGATATGCTGCCTGAGTTGGTGAGCGTCGAGACAGCGCAGAAGTTCGGATCTGCGATGGCAAAGATGAACGCAGCGATCGAAGCAAACGATCCAGAAGAATGCGCAAAGAGGGCTGCTGTGGTGTTAAGGGGCTTGGATGCTATGGATGCCGAGGCAGAGCGTATAGGGGCTGTACGGGCTTCTGAGGATGTTTGGGAAGTTGAGGTGGATGGGGTTGCGTATGGAATTATGAAAGACGGGCGGTCGTGGCGGGAGATAAAGGATAAGCGGCCCGATTTGGAGTTGGTGACGTTGAGGGAAGTGGCGTTAGCTTATAAGTTTTGGCGGGATAGTAAGGCAGGGGAATTTGAGCAAGCTGTCAAAGATGCATTTAAAGGCGCGGAAGTTGTAGATATTAGGTCGAAAACGTTTGATGATCTTATTCCATGGTGATATGGTTGGGGCGATGATGTCCCATTTCCGCATTATCTGCCTCATAAAACTGAGCGGCCCAAGTGGCCGCTCTTTTTTTATGATGATTGAATTGATTTGTGGTATGGTTTATCACAAGGAAAAGAGTTGAGGATGTCATGGCAAAGAAACCTATTAAGATTGACGAAGAGTTAATGCACAAGATTGCTGATCGCTTGGCTGTTGGCGAAACACTCAAGAGCATATTGGATGGCGAGAACATGCCAACCTATCAAGGCGTAATGCAAGCTGTGTCACGCAATGATGATTTATATGAAATCTATCGGCGGGGGCGCGTTGCTCAAAGTGAATGGCACACAGATCAAATCATTCAGTTAGCACAAGAACCACTGCCAAAGGGCTTAGACGTGCGAGAGTTAAACGCGGAGGTCAACAGACGTAGGCTTGAAATAGATAGCTTGAAATGGACGCTAGCGCGTAACATGCCTTGGGGTATTCGAGACAAGAAAGAGGATCAACCACAAGCGCAAACGTTTACAATCAGTTGGGCGGGCAAGGATATTGAAGTCAGTGCCGCACCAACCACGGGCCAAAATGATGACGATAACGTCGTTAAGCATTAACTCAAAAGATGGTAGTAGTAGACGTCCTGTCGTTTATAGCTACGCGCGTGAAGCGTGGCGGCCGCGCATTTTGCAACAGTCCAGACACAACATCTTGTATGCAATCAACATGTTGTGTCTGCCTCAACATTCAACACAATATACGGACAAAAAATTTAACATAATGGACATTATGCGCTTGGTTGCCGTGGTTTTTGGGCATACCCCCGCCCCCACCCCCCGACAAACAGGCCGCCGATCTCTTGCCACTATATCAACCCAAAGGGAGGGGAGGTAGTGACTGACAGCCTCGAACCAGAACAGCAAGCGATGATAAACCACCTTGCTTACCTGCGCCGCTGCATCCTCCACAGCAGATCGGCCTCAAAACAGCTAGAATGCGCAATCTTGCTTATTGATGTATACGAGGCTATCTTAGAGAAATATGGAATACTTATCTATGAGGACCAAGCAGAGGTAGTAGAACATTGACGCACATTGAGATACCGTATGAGCCTCGGCCATTACAGATGGCTTTACACAACGAGATGCAGCAAAAGCGTTGGGGTGTTGTTGTGTGTCATCGACGGTTTGGCAAGACGGTCTGGGCGATCAACCATATTCTCCGTCATGCGTTGCTTTCTCAGAAGCCGAACCCCCGCTATGCCTATATGGCTCCCACCTATCGTCAGGCAAAGAACGTAGCGTGGGATTATATAAAATTTTTTGCTGGCAAGATCCCGAATGTAAAGTTTCACGAGACTGAATTGCGGTGCGATCTTCCAACAGGCGCAAGGATTTCGTTGCTCGGTGCTGAAAACCCCGATAGCTTGCGCGGTATTTATCTTGACGGCTGCGTGATGGACGAGGTTGCCGACATGCCAGAGAACGTGTTTCCAGAGGTTCTGCGTCCTGCTTTGTCGGATCGGAAGGGGTTTTGTATCTTTGTTGGTACGCCGAAGGGTCATAATGCGTTTTATGATTATTACGAGCAAGCGACTGGT